TCCGGGGCGTGGAGGTGAGATGTGGTGAGATCAATATGGAAGTGGACGCTTGAAAGCGATAGCGAGATAGCGATGCCATTAGGCGCTATGATTCTTGACGTTCAGGTTCAGGATGGTGAGCCTCAAATATGGGCGCTTGTTGATCCTCTCGCAAAGCCTGTGAAGAGACGGTTCAAGTCCTATGGAACAGGGCACACTGTCAATGGTCTATCGGTATGTTACGTTGGAACATTCCAACTCAATGGAGGATCTTTGGTCTTCCACGTATTCGAAATGTTATAACAAAAAGCCGGGGCTCCCACCCCGGCGCCATCACCCTGCCATCTGCCTAAACAAATCCTCGTCCGACATATCGGCCATGTTGATCGCTGGCATCTGCAACTCTTTAACCTTCGCCGCGTTGTCCAACTCCTTACCCATAGCGTCAACCCGCTTGTAATTGATCGTCGCGCCTGCTTCTTGGGCGCTAATCTGGGCTTGCATCATTTTGATAGTAGCCTCAAACTCTTCCACTCGACGCTTCATCTGTTCGTTGGATGTGTTGGCCTGGATTTTCATGACTTCGATCTGATTTTTCTCTTTGGCAGCTTCTCCCTTGACCATCTCGGCCTGAGCCAGAACCATCTCGGCGCTCGGCTCTTGGCCCTGCTGTTTGGCCTGCTCCAACATCTGCTTTTCTTCGTCGGTCTCCGGATCCTTGAATCCCATCAGAACAAGTTGTTTCTTGGCGTAGTCTCTGATGTCGTCCTTGAATCCCATCAGAACAAGTTGTTTCTTGGCGTAGTCTCTGATGTCGTCGAACTGTACCCCATCCATGATCTCCAAGACCTTGAGTTGCAAGGCCTTGAACAGCGGGTCGTTAGGGTCCATCGATGACATCATGGTGCCCATCTGCTCAACGGTCTGCTCTTTCTGCGACTTGTAGTCAGGGCCCACCTTGGAATAGACTTCAAACTCTGCGTTTCTCAGGTCGTTGATAGTGACATAGGTTCCGGTTTCTTCGTCAAGGACCGTCTGCATCACCTCGACTTCTTTGCGGGTGCCATCGGGCAGGGTGGAGACCGCCTTGCGTGGCACGTCGTAAATCTCTGAGGCCATGGATGCCCAGATCTCGCCATCCCTGCGCTTGCCGTGCTTGAAGTGCTGCTGGTATACCATGGATTGCATATCAAGCCGGGCTTGGAGCGCAAGAACCGCTTTGCCGGAGGTGTCCGGGTCCGCGATGTCTTGGGAGAGGCCGGGGTTTGCCACGTCCTCGACTGATTGGCGGGTCATATCGACGACTGCGGCCAGGGCTGCGGGGATTGTTTGTTCTGGCATCATACCGACAGGACCAATGGGCAGGTCTGAACCATCACCCGCCTTTCTGTTCTGCAGCAAGTAAGGGTAATTGTTTTCACTACCCGTCTCAGAATACATATCCTCGAACGTCGCGATCTGTTCTTGAAGAAAGATGGGCTTTGCTCTGGGTGATCTGGATGCGATATCGGCAACGTAGGACTTTGCGAAGTTGTGAAGCCTCTGCGGGTCCTTTGCAAGCCGTGTCACGCCCTCGTAATGCTCCTCCCCCTCGATATATGCGTGCTCTCCGTAGATGGGCACCACGGGGATATTCTCCCCGGCGATAACCTCGCCAACTCGCTCGTCATCGTCTCCCATGTCACCGTTGAGTATCTCGGCACCGGATGCGATGTATTTTGTAACCTGCCAGATTTCAATCTGCTTTTCTGACTCGACACTAAATCCTTCGCTGATCATCTCGTCCATCACGTCAACAAGATCTGATTCCCGGAGCTCCCGGGTTTCACCGAATGGGTCCACCATTGTCAAAATCTTACTCTTGACCTTCTCGCGGTGATAAAACTCGGTGACGTAAATCTTCTTTCCTTCGCCGCCAACCCACGGGAATGCGTAGGACTGTTCAGGATGCTTGAACGATGCCTCGGATATTGTCTCAAGCTCCTCTCCGGTCATGTCCTCAACGAGTTTCTTGTACCCGTCCTCTGAATATGCGGTGAGCACCGAAACATACATGGCGTCAGACTTGTCCAACAACTTGGCGTTTGGATCCCATACGATGTTGTTGTTTGCCTCTTGAATCGGTCGGCGCTTGACCACTTGGTGCTGGCTGTTCGATTTTAGCGAGCTGTATTCGGTGTAAAGCAACCATGCGCCGACGCCACAAACCACGCATTCCTGCTTTGCCAGCTCGTACGATTCAATGGAAAGGTTGTTCTGGTCGTCGGTCCTGTACAATCCATCTGCCATCTCTGCGGCATCGTCCCGGGTATCATTCAGCGGCTCGAAGTCGATCTGTACCGGGTTGGATGCAAGGTCAGAGATGATTTGACGCCCTGCTTTTTTTAGGATGTTGAACTCTCCGCGGTACGACAGTTGGGAGTCTGCAAGCATGTTGTCATCCCACTGGGTAATATAATAAAACACCATGTCATCGGATGCATGTTCGCGTGTGACCTGCCCCGAATTGTACGCCTTATCGTGCAGGGTCATGAGTTCTTTAAGGTCTAAGGACATGTTACCGCCTTCCCATTGGTTTGATTGGCTTGGGCCGTTTGAACGCTACTGGTTTATTTATATTGCCCTGCTTGATAGCAAACCGGCGCATCATATATGCGTATCGTCCTGCGTCGATAATATCGTCAACCACCTTGACAATCTTCCCTTTTTCATCTCGGTGGTATTGTCTATGCTCGGCCATCAGGTCAGGCTGTCCCTTGAATATTTTATACGTTCCGTTTCGCTGCCGGTTGCCTATCTCGTAAAGGCCAGTTTCGACGGACACACCGCCCTTCTGCCATGTCGCATGATCAGGCAAGAGTTTGAAGCCAGCTTGGGACCAGTTCTCTTTCTGCTGTGTCGCTACATCTTTTCCTTTTTCGTGCATTAGCCCATCGGCAGGCCATGCAACGGGAATGTCAGCGGCCCATGACTTAGTTGCGCCCCAAGCATCATTGGCACTCACCTTGGAAGCTTTCCACGAATTTGTGATGTATACAATGTCATTGTCGGGGTCAATGGCAAGCTTAGAGAAGGCCTGGGGGTGGTCCCACCCAAAGTCCATCCCGATTATGACATCCCAATGGTCAGGGATCGGGAATGGGTCACACAGCACATAATCATCAGCAATGTCATAAATGCGGCCATGCCCTAACATCGGCTCGCCTTCTGACCTCATTTTGCGTTGGTACTCTGGGTATTGAGCCAGGAGACGCTCTTTCTTTTCCTCTGTCATGTGTGGGGCATCGTTCCACCCTATCTGCATATATGTCTGGTCAGGTGATGGGGTGTCACTGAATTGGATTACAAGTTCGGTTCTACCGTTCTCTGGCGTGAAGGTGTAAATCACCCGGCCACCCTTGCCCCTGTCGCCATTGATGGTACGAGTCAAGACCTGGGGCCTGATGGATTGGTCGCGTGGTTCCTCATCGATATGCACCCAATCAACAACGTCACCCATGATGGCGTGCTGCCCCTGGGTATATGACCAAAACTGAACGACTGAAGTTCCGAGCTTATGCTTGACCCTGACCGTTCGCATAGAGTTGACGGTGCCCTGCGCTGACTCGTAGCTCAGTATTTTTTCTTTGGGGATCAGGCCACCAACAAACCCACCTTTAGGGGTATATTCGCCAAAGAGTTCTTTTTGCAGTAGGTCCCTTGTCTTTTCCATCGAGTATCCAAGGCACCACATAAATGGGGCAAAGGTGAACTTGTGGCCGGGGTAATCGTCAGGGTACTCTCCGGTGAGGTGGTAGGCGTCAATGGTAGTCCCGACTCGTGTTTTCCCGATCTGGTTGGCCGCGCAAAGGCATGCCTCGTAAGAATGCGCCGTATTTTCGCAAAACTTGAGTTGCCACCAATACCAAGATTCATATTGACGCTTCAGCCTTGTGGCGTCGTGTCGCCGCTTCTTTTCTTCGAGGGCGGCTATGAGCATTATTTTTTGGCCTTTAGTCATTCAAGCCCTGGGTTAAGCTGTCAATTGCATTGTCAAGCTCATCATCGGTGGCATTTGCAAAGCTGTGCTTGTTGTCCACTTCTTTCTTATCAGCCAACCCAAGATCACGGGCGATAATATTGGCATTAAGCAGGTCTGCTGCGGCTCCTGAGAACTTTTGGTCACGGATAATAGACTCAACCCGTGTAATGACAAGCAAAAAATCTTCCCTTGACCTGTATTCGTCCCACGTTCTCTTGCAAATATCCAGAAAAGTGCACAGGCCATCCAAGGTCATAGCCCTCATCTTGGCGACAGGCGCATGTGTGACATCCCCTTGAAACGCGAAGACCTTATCTTCCATTAAAGGGTTATCATCTACCCACTCAAAATACTCACAAGCAGCTTCCCACAAAATATCCTCATTCGCAAAAATCTTATCCCGGCCATGTTTTGACCGGGCCTCCCAGAATCTGTTCCCTTTAGGAGCTGGCATCACTCACCTGACCTTTCATCCATACAGCAAAGAGTTTCTCTCGCATCGTCGAGCATCTCATCAAGCTCCTCAACCTTCTTCCGAAGCTCCTCATTCTCAAGCTCAAGCGCAGCTTTTTCCCCACACCTTGACCAAAACTCAGGGTCTCTACAAGTGTCGGCCGTCTTCTTGTCCTCAACAGCCTTATCCATCTCAGCCATACCTCTCAACACTTCATTACAGGAAAACTCTCCCGCCTTTTTAAGAGTCTCAGCAACTCCACTTTTTTTTTCAGCTTCTTCGATAAATGCAAAATCTTCTTTCTCGTCTGTTTTCATCACATCCCCCTACTTATTCCCCATAAAAGTCTTCGCAACCTCACCCCAAACCCCATCAGCCGCATCCTGAATCGCAGCATCATTGACGACCAATAGGTCTTCCTTGTAGGTCATCTCTGTATAATTGACAAGCATATGCACAGCTTCGAGCCTGTGGATTTTTGGGGCGCAACCTGAAATAATGATGGCCGCAATCAAGACAAGCCTCTTCATTTCTCACCAAAAATACTGCCTAAAACGCTCATCACGGCCTGAACAACCGTGTTGCTCTTCCACTTCTTATTAGCCCCAATAATCTCTGAAGCCAACCCATAAACTGATGTGCAAATTGCGATGATAGTTGCTGTAGTCATTTATTCACCCTCCACTTTTTCATACGTCTTTTCAAAGATATCAGGCTTGCAGGGGTAGATTTTTCTCCAATCGGTAGGGAAAGGTTCTTTGATCAAATAATCCCCGATTGAACATTCCATTTCGCCTTCAAGCGTTGGAACCAACAAACAGGGCTTACCGCCGTGGTCTGTGCTTGGCTGGATATTTTGCTGAACGCCGGAAGCCCATACATATACTCTGTCTTTTGTTTCTTCGGTAAACCGCACAGCCTCAACAACAACCGGCCTTTTCCTATAAAGTCCCATAACCCCTCCTCTGTATCAGCTCCCCTCAGAGCCGAAGTTTAATTACCCAACCAAGAACTTTTCCAATCTTTCTGCAACATCTTGCGCCGTGTGCCCGTCCCATTCGTCAGACATCTTGAACTCAGGGATTTTAAACAAATCCCAATCTTTCAGCTCGTAATGGTTGCTGATCTGACCAGTTGGCAACGTAGCCATCACGATAAACCATCCACCGCCAAAGCAATCCTCTCCTGTGGAGTGTCGCTTTGATTTGTGAACGTTAAGGCCACGCTTGTGAGTCCACTCGTTGAAAAGCGCTGCGTTGTAAAGCTTCCTGAATTCGTAAAGCTCATTAAACGTGTGATAACCGTCAGAAACTTGGCCCATATCTTTTTCTTCTGCCAATATCTTCTCCTCCGCATTAAACCTTCAACCTTCTGCAATCCCTCAACCCCGGAACCGCCCTTTTCCCAACCAGCCTCGCCAATCGAGCAGCCTCAGAAACGCTCAAGCACCTGCCCAAATAAGCCCGGCCCCCTTCCCTATCCAGAAGGTTCGTATCCTCCACCCTGTTCGTCGCAAACCGCTTGTTGCTGACATGCCAAAGCATATCCCCCTGGACCAACACGACACTCTCGTAT